AAGTCGGGATGCGGGGGGCTGGGGGGGATAGCAAATCTGCCTCCTTTGCCCGTCTAGTAACTAAGCCAGGTTCAATTACCTTTACACCATTTACTGTTGTTTTATTCCAACGCTTTATCTCTGTTGCCGCACTAACCCAATTCCCCTGATCAACACGTAACTTTAAAGTAGATTCACAATACTTTGGTACGCTGAAGTTATAGACAAAGTCGAGTATTGCTGCAAGACGTTCCGGTTTCTCACTGGCTAGGGTTGGGCTGGCCTTGAGTAGTTCCGTTAGCCGGGATTCCAGGGTTAGCGCAAATCGCATATCTGCATGGGGTTCAGTCCAGACAGTTCCTTTGACAACATCTTTACCAGTTTGGCCATAACCTACCGTCCACTTTCCTGCGGGGCATTGATAGGCACGCAAACGCAATCCCTCAGATTCCTTGATTAACTTACTGGCAATGGTCAGTGCTTCATTATGCATGTTAGCTCTCCGGTGAGTATAGTTCATACTCAGTTAGTTTCATTAAGTCAATCAGCTCACCACGGGATTTCATATTGCTGGAGCAATAGAGCATACCCTCAGTGTCAATTCCAAGGACGATTACCTCAGCCAGGAGGTTTTCAGCTAATTTAAGTAGCTCATTAGCGCTGAGCTCTTCATCATCTTTATTTACCTTCTTTACAAACTGCACAACTTCCATCAGCATTCCCCCGCTTTTTCATAGGCTTCTAGCACCAGGCGACATGTTTCACTACGTACTACGTCAGCGATTGTAAAGCGTATTACACTGACAATATGTAATGATTCAAGTATTTGGATTGCTTTCATGAAACCAGAGTTACGTATATAGCATTGCTTTTCATCACCCATGAAAAAGGCAACTGAATTATGGCCAAGGCGGGTAGAAATAAGTCGGATTTGCTCGGCAGTGCAGTTCTCGGCCTCATCAATAAGAATAGCGGCGTAATTGAATGTAAGCCCTTGCAGGAAGCCTAAAGGTATTGCAATTATCTGCCCACATTGAATCATCCGGTTCATCTGCTGAATGCCTAGACGTTCTTCCATAATCTGCTTAAATGGTGCCAGATACGGAGCCATCTTTTCATCAATCTCCCCAGGTAAGTGGCCATAGTCTTCACCAGCCGGAACTTTTGCCCTTGTAAGAACAATCTGACTGATGTTTCCGGCGAGCAGCATATCAATTGCACGAGATACGGCGATGTAGGTTTTACCGGTTCCCGCAGGGCCGGAAGCAAACACCAGGTGGGATTTGTATGTAGCATTTATCATTAACTGCTGGTTTTCACTTTGTGCCCGCAGAAGTTTTACTCTAACTTCTTGGGAATCTTGGGAGTCTCTAACTGCTAGTTCCCTTCTATTTTGCGGTTTCTGTTTTGGTTGTTTCTTTCGCATAGCAGTCCTTGGTAGATAAAAAAGGCCACTGGTTAGGTGGCCGAAGGGTGGAGGATATTACAGTGTTTTTAAATAGATCATCCCGATTTCGATTAGTAGACGTATTACAGATTCCCCGACAGGTTCAACCAGGTCAGTGAAAATGATTTTACAGTCTTCGATCACGATGTGACGTTTACGATCACCATGCTGCTTTGCGGTTTCTCCCTCTAATGGGGCTGGATGCGCCAACTGAACGCGATGCATTTCATCACAGATACGGCTAAATACATGTGACTGAACCAGATCAACTACAGTAGAGATTGCAGTTGTTTTTACTTGTATGCCTACGCTCATAATTCTTTACTCTTACAGATTAGGGTTAATATTAAACCATCAGCTTTCTGCCAGGTGGTCATTGTTAGTGCATCAAGATTTACGCTGCAGTCCGACTTTATCCGAGCTTGCAATGTGGACGTAGCCATTGAACACCCCGATAGCAGACACAATACCAAAAGCAATGGCATTCTGTGCAGATGCATCCATCGGAATGTCTGTAAACTGTGGGATTAATGCCAACGCTGCAAGAAAGATTGACATAAGTGCTGAGGAACTTTTCCAAGTCTCAGGGTTTTGTAGGGCTTTCCCTTTTTGCAAAACATCAATGAGTATAAATAATTTTTCCATAGTATCCTCTGGGCTAAGCCCGGTTAGTGCAAAGTTGCCATTAAGTTGCTGAAAGTTGTTTCAGCACTGCGTATTGCAGTAACTGAAGGTGCAGAGTTTATAGCAATCTTCGCCGCTTGTCTAGCCCCTTCGATAGTCGCCCCGACAGCAGCCCAAAGACCTGCAGTGTAGACAATGTAATCTGCAACATAGGTAACAGTTACTCCAGTAGCCGCAGCTTCAGTAGTAATCCAAACATATGGGGTTGTTATGGTTGGATAGCCAGCAGCGATGTAGGCTTTAGCATCAGCTAGTTTAGCCGTATAGGTTGCTTCTTGGCCAGGGGAGTCGGTTATGAAACGTAACCGCGTTTCTCCTGAAAGAACATCAACGCGTGCTGCAGCTTCAGCTTGTAGTGTAGTTAGTGGTCGGTCGATACTAAATGGCATGGACAGTTACCTCAAAGTTTAAGTAAGGCCAGGCAACTACGCTTAGTAGGTAGAAACCTGATACAGTTGTGGAGAAGGTATCAGTACTGGATATCGGACCGGAAACAGTTTCTCCTGTTAGTGTATTTCGTGCTGAGAAAGTACCCAAAGGCACTCCTGTTAAGGTTAAATGGTCAACACCATCTGCAGATAGACTTAGTCCACTTATTGCAGTTGGCTGTATCGGCCGATCGGTGATTTCACCAAAGCTAATATACTGAGTATTCATATCTGCAGTACCAAGTATTAGTGTTTCGCCTGGGTCTTTTACCTGCATATGCAGCATAGCTTCTGGAATTGTCATTGTGTAGATTATTTTACCATCTGAGTTATAAACTATTGCGTTAGACACTGGCTTTCATCCCCGTTACTAATATGTAACCTGTAATTGTTGCAGAAAATAGATTGCTTATTGTTGCAGCTGTTTGTGTTCTTACTCCCTGGGTTAGGTAGTCTAGTGAGCGACTGGCCCCACCACCATCGAATGAAGTATCAAATCTTTGTTGTACATAGTAGGTTCTGGTACCACTTAAGGTGTCCAACGCTTCAGTTGCGGCAGAAAGTCTGACAATACCGTTTTCGTCTACTATACGCGTTTCCATTGGATTTTGTGTATAACCAGCGGTGAGTACAGTAGAGACAGCATAGGCTGTTTTTAATAAAACCCTACCATTAGAAGAAGAACCAGTCATATCTACAGTAAAGTTAAATAAATCTACCCATACAGCGGTAGGGCCTTGTGGTACTACACCAGAAACTGTATTGCTTAAGTTAAATGACATTGGAATAATTACAGCATTTCCTGCAATTTGCAAAGTATCTACCGCAAGATCACGTATAAAGGTTGAAATATTACCTGGGTGGTAGACACCGGAAAGATTCGGGCCAGTGGTTAAGGTTGGTGCAGTATAAACATCGAACCCTATTGCAGTTAGACTTGCACCACTACTATAGAAACTGGAATCAAACACAAGCGGTAAAGTAGTTTTAGCAATTTTACTAGAGTGGAAGTTAATACCATTGTGGTAGTAAGATACTAAAGTGCCCCCATTATAAACTACTGCAAAAGTATCACCGGTTAAGTAGGTTCCAAACGTGCCTCTATTCACGCCACTTTCATGTATGGATAAAGTTCCAGCATTTAAGTAGATTGCAAAGTCTATACTAGCATAACTCGCATTAACAGCGGAATCATTACATAAACCTGCCATCAGAACGGAAGTTGTATCTACAGCAGTGAATGTAGCTTTAGCTCCAGTAGTTCGGTAAGGGGTGAATACCGGAACGCCTGCTATTGCTCCGATTGTTATTGCAGTTCCTGCATTAGCTAAAGCTAGTGTACTAGCTACTTTAAAAGTAGTGGCAGTTACAGCAATCACAAAGTAAATTGTTCCTTTGGCAAGGCCAGTTACTAGCAGACTACTTACATTACTGTAAACAACCTGATCACCTGTTTTAAAATTATGAGCAGTTGTTCCAGAGGTAAATACGTTTGCTGCAATTGCTGTTATTGTGCTAACTACTGGATTTTTAACATACCCAGAAGCATCCCAGTCCCAGGAAATAAAGGAGTAGGTAGAACCGGCAACATTAGCCCCTACTGCAATGGTTGTAGGTGTTACAGCAATAGCTAGGGCTTTGGTTGTAGCTAGTTTAAATGTAGTTGCTGTTACTCCAGATATGAAATATGCAGTTCCCGATACCAGGTTTGGAATATCAGCTGCACCAGTAACTCTTGTGTAGATAACTCGTTGACCATTGTAAAAACTGTGTGTTGGTGTGGTGATTACATTTGTTGTGGCATTAGAACTGGTTACAGTAACTGCAGTGTTAGTTTTAGTAAGAGTTCCCGTTGCCAGAGTGTAAGTCATTGCACTGGCTAAGGTTGTAAGAGTCATATCAGCTGACGCGATAACTGTCGCAGCTGCTACATTGTAAGAACTTAGAAGATTCGCTCCAACGGTTGCATTATTATCAGGGCGAGTGACTCCGGCAACATTGGCAAAATCCATCTGACTTCCAGACGCCAGAACTACGTTGCCGAGAGAATCATAAACTGTTAGATCATGTGTAGTTAAGCCGCCGGTTTTATTCAGGCGCCAACCAGTATGAGCCGCAAGGTTCCAATTCGCGCTCTGTAGTGTGTCGGTTATCTTTCCGAAGTCTATAGTTAAGTCTGCAATTTTGGCACCAGTTACAGCTAAATCCTGAATCTTCGCAGTAGCTATAATTGCATCCGCTATTTGCGCTGCTCCTGTAATTACCGCACTACCCGCAACTAAGGCTGAAGCACCAACACTGCTGGCAATAAGCTGAGAGCCAGAGATAAAGGCTTCACCAGTCCCGCCTTTGATATGCGTAGAATCACCGCCAGAGTAAGTTGCAAGTGGTAAGCATCCAGCAGCTACCGCTGTACCTAGGTTATTAGTTGTTTGGAGTAGCGTTGTAGATACTGCAGGGTTGTAGTAAAGATATATTGGCAATCCAGTATAGGTTACATTTCCTGAAAAAATCACCCCGCTTAATGCACCATCTTTATAGATAGAACCGCCAGCCCAGACAAGCTGGTTAGTTGTCCCAATCGTTAATGTAAGTCCAGATATTGTCCAGGTTGGTGGGGATATCGTAAGCCCTGTATTACTGGTGCTGCTGGAAAGTGTAAGGTTAAGTTTATCAAAATCATCATACGCTGCAATGGCATAGAAGTATGTTTGGGCGTCAGAACTCAGGGTGATATACGTATCTGGGCCGTCATAGACCTCGGAAACCCCGGCATCTGTGCTTGCGGTGAAAGTACTTCCAGTTTTTCGGAAAACTTTATACCCTTTTATATCTGACTCAGGACTCGCAGTTGTTACTTTTATATATGTAGCTGATACCCCAGAAAAGATATTAAAGCTTTGAACTGCGGGCACAGAGTTTACACAAACAAGTTCAGTACCAGTGGATAGATCACCAATAAGGTCACGGCAATATATACGCGCGCGAAACTGCCTGGTGGGTGTGCCGAATATATTAGCATTTTCAAAATACGACAATGTAGCTCTGCCGGCTTTATTTGCATCTGGGCGGATGAGATAGCTACCGCGTAGTGTGAAAGGTGAAGCATAATCTCGGAACTCCAGAACATACATCCCAAGTTTATCATTTACAGTATAATTTACTGCAGGATTATCCCAAACCAGAGTTAAATCCCTAGAGGTGAAAGTGCCACCAGTTGTACCAGCTACATAGAAATTAGTTGGGGCTGCAAGACTGGAACTTGCACTGGCCGTACGGTAGTTATAAATAGTTTCTACCATAGTTGAGGGCAAACCAGTAAAGGGATTTATCGCCCAAATAAATATGTCATAGACGCCAGGAACAGGGTTTGGTATGTCAAAGTTCTTAACTGATATACCGCTTATAGTTGTAGCTGTCAGTTTATCTCTACGATAAGATATTGCAAAAACTCCTTTAAACCCCGCAGCAACATCATCCCAAGTCCAGGATACTGCAAGATGGCTGGTTGAAATTATACCATTTGATACGAATACTTCCTGAACTACTGGTAAGGTAATTGGCGGTGCAGAGAATTTTGGAAAATTAACAAAAGTTCCTGAAGGGTCTTTGACAGGTAAAGTCCCTATTCCCTCGATGTAAGAGTATTTTGCTTCAGTGTGTGATGCGCAGGTTATCTCATACTCATTGTCGCTTTTAACTATGTCAAGAACCTTTACAGTTCTGGGAGTAAAACCAGTCTTGCTCAGGATTAGTGTTGTACCTAAGAATACCGCAACAACGCCAGGAATTGTGACGGAGCTGAAGTTTCCATTAGTTTCAGTTATGGAATAAGTGGCGATAGCACCAGTAGCAAGAATTAATTGCGCAGTATAAGCTGACGCAGTAAGTGTAACTGTACGGTCTAGTGTTATCGTTGTATTTGTTGCAGATACAGAACCTTTTATAACTGCATGGTGTGAGGTAGTATCTCTATTCTCACTGTCCATGATGTTTATCAGTTCACCTTTTCTATATGCCATACCCCCCAGAAACTTCTTGAAAGTTATAATATCTATATCGTAGGAGTTTGTCCAAATAGCCCAGCGACACTTACGAGTTGCTTGAGATTCTCTGGTACATCCAACAAGCATAATATCACTAGGCTGAACCCCATAGCGTGTTATTAAAGAAGAATCTTTAGCATAAGCAGTATTAGTATCTCCATGAAGTATACGGTCACTGAAGGTTGCTGTAGAAACATTTATACGATTTTCTGAATCGTTAGAACTGTAATGGAATTCTCCATCTAGTACAGTGGCATTTGTTTCGAGTTTAGTAACTGCTTGACCTGCCCCATCCCAGAATATAGATACCTGACCAAAATCATTAGGTGCAAGTTGGGCATTACCCAGACCTAGAAGGTAGGTAAGATAAGTAGGTGTATTAGAACGTTCTATAAACTGGATATCAATGCGATAACGTGGCTCTGTACCACCAGCGCCATTATTAACCAATTCATCACAATGTTTTGCGTAGAGATAAAAAGCTCCGACATCTACGTCAGTTGAAGTTATTGGGATTCCCCAACGAGTATGTATCAGTGAGTAATAGATTACCCAGGAAAGGTTATCAGTGTATTCAGCTGTAGTTTTAAAAGCGCCAGTCCAAGGAACTGTTTCATTATAAGCACGCGTAGATACAGTGTAGTTACTAGGCAGGAGAAGTTTTAACCCTTTAGGTAAGAATCTAATTTCTGGAGCGGCGCCATTAAATAATGCTGCATTGAGTATTGTTACACCTACAAGTGCAGTATTTGGGTAAGTTAGTTTAGATTCAAATATCTTGGTAACAGCAGTTACATAGAGTTTACTAAAGTATTTATCTCCTAGAACTATATCATCAGTTGTTGTACGTACTACGCGCACACTCCAGGTATCTGTAAGTGGGTTAGTAGTTGCGGGGCGCTGTACTCGAGTATCCCAAGCATAAGGAGAAGAACATTTCCCAACTTTAGTAGTGGTTTTGTAGAAAACCCAGCCAGAGGCAGCATTAGCTTTAGTATAGATATCTGCACTTACATTATACCCAAGACGATCACCGTCGGCAGTAATCAGTTTTAGTGTATCCGTCATTAAAGTTATCCTGCAAGCATCTACATCACCAGTAAGGGTTCCGATGTACTCTACAGCTGTGGCAACTGTAGGGGTGGTATGCCCCATAATAAGGTTCAGTGGATAAAGTCCATCTAGCTGGGATTCAACATCAGAGAAACCTGGAATTACAGTTTGCCCAAGTGTACCAGGGCGAAAAACGACAGTAATTCCCTGGTAAGCGGTGTAGCTAGTCCCATTGATAAGTACATCAGTTAGACTGTCTATTTCCCCTTCCCCGAGAGCAAAGAGTAAACGCATAACTTGCTTACTGCTGAGGTTGTCATTTACCTCAACTGGTGAATGTCCAGTACTACCTTTACCACCCGCGCCAGAAATATCTTCGAAGGTTTCACTACTTTGTATTAATTCATGATTCATTAAAGTTCCTCAGTTGTTAAACCTGAAGAGATAAGAATACCTCCGCAGTAAGGATTTCCGAATATAAGTGGGACACTGCCACCTTGTTCACGGATTATAGGCGCACCATTGAATAGATTACTTACATTTTGCGAGTAGGCAGGATCTTTAGAGAATTCGGCAGTAGGTGATAACATTGACATTAGCATATTCAGTCCGATAGATAGTGCAATGTTCACAACAACAGCTATTACAGTTGCAACTGCTTCTGATACAGCAAGTACTGCCATGACTGCAGCAGCAACAATTTCTCCAGAAGCTTCAGGATAAATATGTAATATATCATACCCAGAGAAGTCGGAGAATAGAACTTCGCTAGATAACACAAGTAAATCTTTCTCATCCTGGCTATTACCTAGAACAAAGAAGAAAGGGTTGTTTATTATTGTATCAGTAAATTCCTGCCCGAAATGCAATTTAAGCAGGGATAATATTTCTTTCATATTATTAGATTTAACTTCAAGATCTACCTCAGGTTTATCTAATACACCATAACATTTAATTAACATAACGCAGCACCTTATTTATTCTACCAAGAAAATGTTGAAATGGTACTGTAACACTAAGCATATCTTGATGCAATACGCCGGAATCAGTATAGATAGCCAGATGGTTTTCCTTAAACCCTGCGTTATCTACTAGGAGTAAGTCTCCTACTTGGATGAACTCCAGAGGAACTTCCTGAAAACCATAAGACTCAATATGTTCTGCAAAGATTCCATCCAGGTTACGAATATCCTCATAATCTTTATCCAGTTTATAATCTTGCAGTTCGATCCCAAGTTCAAATCTATACCAGTCCTGGACTAGCGTGTAGCAATCATTGATAAACCAGATAAATGGCCGACCAATGTAGTTAGTGTTTGGGATTCTAGGAAACTGCAAGGGTTCATACACACCAACGCCTTCACACTCAAAGATAAGCCAAGGCAGTTTAGTTCTTCGCTGCCCTAACATATCTGCATAGGATGGGGTTTTTGGGTCAAAGACAACTGGCTTTCTAGGGTCACGGCAATGACTATGAATAAGCGCAGTCGCAGATTTATAGTTTATTGCAAATTCTAGTCTGTCGAATCGAAAAGCCTTTTCTGGAGTTTCGTGTAGATTTCTGCAAGGAATATAATCATGCTCTGTGAGCAGGCCACAAGCTTCCTTAGGGTATTCCTGCATAATATGAAGCTCGATTGCAATTCGCTGCGACTCACTTAGAAGTATTTTAGGCATGTTTATTTACCCCAAGACCAGGAAATTCATCACGAAGCATCTGACGTCCTGGCATATAGTTACGCTCTCTATCAGTTGGGTCACGAAGTTCAAAGATTATAAGTTTTTTACTGTGATCAAGTTTCTTCGCTATTTGAAACTTCAATGGCTGCTTGGAAAGTCGTGTTGTCTGCCCCAGATAAGGTGTAAATGTGCGATAGTAGATAACAGTTGTTTTTGCTATATCACCATAGGTAAAAAGCAAACTGCCAAAGTATTTATCAATATTTGCAACGGTTAGTTGTGGCCTGGCAGGTGCAGAACCTGAACGATATTCAATGCCTTCTATTTTAATGGGAAAGTTTCCGATAAAAGTATCCCCTCCAAAGAGAAGCGACCCACCAGCAACTTTAGTCGGAGAGCATCTAAAATACCCTGTAAGTCCTGGGATATTTGCAGTTGCAAAGTTAAACTCAAATAACTCGACATACCCAGGAAGTTCACTTTTTAAAACTTCATTATCTAATTCTGCTTGTGTTGGCATTAGAACACCTGATCAATTGAGAAAGAAATTTTATACAGTTTACCCACACGAATACTGCGGATACCTGTACCATCCCGGACTTGAAAGTTTTTAGAAACTGATTCATCCATAGGAGTCCAGGTAATTATCCCCCAAGTACCTACAGTTCTTAAAGCCGTAATCGCTGTATCCCGTTCTGCTGGTGTAAGTGGGCCGATTGTTATTTCCCACTTATCAGGAGTTGCATTAATACCATCTGGGGCAGATTGTTTATAGCCTTCCCCAAATTTAGCAGAGATAGCATTGAAAGTAACTTCCCCAATACTGTCTCTGGTGACTTTTGTTGCAAATGGCATAGCTATTGTTGTCATGTTACGCTACCTTTGTTGTACGGTTAAGTTGATTCCCTGGGCGAGAGGCATTAGATATTTCCTGCTTTGCTATTGCTCGCATTGCAGCATCTGCTACTTTAGTTCCCAGTTGATCAGCAGTTTGTTTACCATCATTACTTACAGTAACATTGATAATGTTAGTAGTTTGGTTTCCCCCAATACCTGAGAGGTTAGCCTTGACACCGAGCTGCCCGAAAGCATCTCTACTAGCAGGCATAATAAACTCTGGGCCTTTTTCTCTAAGTGAGCCTGTTTTACCACCCGACATTGGGAAGGTTTGGTAGTTGCTTCCAGAATCTGGTATACCGCCCTTAGAGAAGGGAACTATATCACCACCAGAGAATAGATTACCATTAGCACTTTGTACTGGCCCGATGAAGGAGGCATTTGAACTGACATTACTTCCGTTTGCTGCGCCAGAAAATCCAGCGCCAACCCCAGAAAATGCAGCTCCAAGAACCATTTTAAGTATCTGACTACTCGCTTCCTCAGCAACTATCTTCGCAATGTTCTGTACAACACCAGTAGCAAAACTTGCAAAGGCTTGCTTAGCATTGGCTGCACCAGTAACAAAAGCAGTAAAACCATTAGTAAAGTTCTCAGTGAAGATAGTTTTAAACTTATTCCCAACTACGTCTGCTTCTTGCCCAAAGATTTTCATACCTGCAATAGACTTACGTATTGTTTGGTCAGTTTGCGGATTACTTCCAGGAACACCTTGAAGTTTCTTTTGCTCAGTTACGTTTTGCTGCAGACTTACAAGAGCTGCTTGACGGGCTTGGCCAATTTCCCAGGCACCTTGGAGCTGAGTTTTAATACCAAGCTTAACATCATCCAGGATAAGTTGCTCATTATCCTTCAGATCTTCTTTGATAATTTTCTCTTTCAGTAGTAGGGCATTGAGTTCAGCTTGTACACCAACACCTGCGCGGTTCAGGGCATTTGTTTCCAAAGTTTTTTTAGCAATCTCATCGTCAATAGCTGCCTCTGCTTGAAGCATCCTAACAGCGTTTTTATGTGCATCATCAAAAGCTTGCAGTGCAGATTCCTTTGCTTTACCTTTGCTATTCACACTTTCAGAGTTTATCTGTTTTACTACATCTTGGTATTGCTGTGTAGCTTTTGTTAGCGCAATTTGAGATTGTGTTTCCTCAGATTTAGCTTTCTTATCAATGTCAGCATTCTGCTTATTAAGTTGTGCAATCTTTACTTTATCCTTTTCTGCAAATGCGGTAGATAGTTCAGCATTAACTGCACTGTGTTGTAAGCGAATATCTTCTGCTTGTAACTGTTGGCGTTTTGCAAAATATGCAGAGATTGAGATATTGTGGTTAGCAAAAGTGTCATCTATCTGCTTTAGTGCTGAATCTATATCCCCGCGTGAAGACTGTATTGAAGCAACTTCATCAATGTAACCTGCCCGGACAGTTTGTTTATGCTCCTTAAGTGCTGTGGCAGCTCCCTTGTTATTTTCTAAGGCTAATGCCTTATTAAAAGTTTCTGTATCATGCAATTTCTGAGCTTCCCAGCCTTTATCAATATTATCCAGTACTTTCTTTGCTTCAATTGCCTGAGCTTTTTGTTCATCAGTAGCTTTTCTTTCCGGAAGGTA